GGTAGTTGAGCAGTAGCTTGGCCAAGGCCCGGATGCCGTTCTCGGCTTGGTCAAAGCGGGCGAAGCGCGGGCTGGCCGGGCCCACCTCTACGCCGAGCTGCCCCTGCCAGGCGTTGCGGGGATTGAAATCGATGTTGCCGGGGTTGTTGTTGCGGATTCCGCGTGGTGTAGCCATGGTTTCTCCAGGCAAAAAAATGCCCGCACTTGGCGGGCTGGGTGAATTTCAGGCACAAAAAAACCGCTCAAGGTGGCCGTTGGTGCCGCGGGGAGCGCCCATCATGCTGGCTCCTCCACCGGTACCTGCGGCTCGACCTCGGCGGGCTCTTGGGCGGTAACGGTCACTTCGGCCTTGAACACCTTGAGGATCTTCGCGGTGGACAGGACAACCCGAGGATTGGTCTGCAGCTCTTGGGTGGCAGCCGCTTCGGCCTCAGCGTCTGTAGCGAACTGGCGCTTGTTCAGTGGGTTGAAGTCGTTTGTGGTGTCGATGACGATGAAAGGCATGAATTTTCTCCAGGCAAAAAAATACCGCCGTATGGCGGTTGGGTTTGGGTGTTGCGGTGAGTCAGGCCGGCACTTCGGGCCAGTCGATCTCGTCGGGATAACCTGGCTGTTCAACCAAGCGATTGAGGGCGACACGGTAGCGCTTCCAGGCTTTCAACGCCTCGGCCTCTTCGGGAGTGGCGTCCTCCAAGTCCACTGCGTCCTGCAGCGGTGCTATGGCCGCATCCGCCAACTGCCGGTGCTGGGCGATTTCGGCGATAACAGAAGACAACTGTTCCTCCCTGGCAGCCTGAGCCTTGTCCTCAGCGGTGATAACCTGGCTCCAATCGATAACCGCATAACCTTGAGCCGGCGCAAGCTGCTCAGCCTCGGGGATCGGCAGCGCGATCAAACCATCAGCCGGCGCCACGATGTCTGACGGATACCGAGCAGCATGGTTGGCTTCCTCAAGAAGCGGTAGCAGTAGTGTCAGAACCAGCTCGCCACCGGTGCGCTCCACCGGCGAGACGATCCACTCGCACCCGGTAGCGTCGGCGGAGAGCGTAGCCCCATCTGGCAGTTGAGTGAAATCCAGCGTCAACCCATTGATTGTCAGGCTGTCGCCTTGTTTGTAAACAGTCAGCGCTTGCCCCAAGAAGAACACGGGAGATAATTTCAGCCTCATCAGTACCACCTTCCAGTAGCAGTCCACCCTATGTAACACGATTGACCAGGCGACCATGCGCCCTCAATCAGCATCCCGGAATTGCTGGTCGCGCAGCCACTGAGCCGGTTGATCTGAATGCTGTTGTTCGATACTGGATAAGCCATCGTGACTTGCGTCGAGATCTTCGGGTTCGCGGTACTGACAAAACCAGTAAATGCTGCCGGGAACGTGATTCCTGCGCTGGTCGGCGCCAGCGACGCTCCGTTATGGGTCATGCTGGCCATCCCCCAACAGATCTGAGTGCCGTCCGCAAAGCGGATGAACTCACCATTGGCATTGCTGCCACGCTGTATCACGGCACCGGTCGGTATTCCGGAGGCTTGCCCTACCGAACCGACGATGTTGGCCCTGTTAAAAGCGGTTGCAATGAAGTTGTAGAGCTCGTCGAAGTTCGCAATCGCCTTCAACCAAGCGCTTCGACGGTCGTCCCCGCCGACGCCGCTTGGCGCAGTACCAAGATTAATTACTTGTTTTGCCATGCTGACTCCTTCAAAGAGGCTTCATCGGGCGCGAAGCGAACAATGTGCGCCCGTTTGCTGTAAGCGGGTTGATGCCTGATCCGTTATCGCAGTACATCTGCAAGACGGAGCGATTGCCAGGCAGGAATCCGCCGTAATTTGCGCGCAGTGGCTGGGTTGTCTGCCCAATGTTTGTTACAGAAAACAACGCATTGGCCAGAACATAGTCCTGATAGCTCCCTGTCCAGGGCATCTGCTGACTTGGCGAGTAATAGGCTCCACCCACAATCGGTTCACCCGCTTGAACAAATGAGCTTGAGGCTGGCTGCCCATTGAGCAGAGCGAGGTTGGCGGTGGTGACAAAGGTCCTGCTACCTGCGCTGTTCCGGACCGATGCCCCGAACTCTCCCGGTGGCGTGGATGGCGTCAGGTAGCTCGCGCAATACCAGTTGATCATCATCGGATAGAGTGCAGTTTCGCCATGTGCCACTTGATTATTCCAGGCCTTCAGCCGAAACCCCGTCCAGTTCCCAGGGCTACCCTTCACCGAAAAATTACCCACCATCATGTAGTTGTCAGCGTTCAGGAAGACCAGAGGCCGCTCATACGTGGTGATGGGCGCGGGAAAGGTCACGTCAGCCCACTGAATCTGGTTTCCACTCCCCGGCCCTTGGAATCCAATGTTGAACCTCCCGTTGTAGCGAACCGTCAGCACCTGGTTGACCGAATCGATCTGCGTTCGAATGTTGTTGTTCAAGGCGCGGATGCCATAAGAGCCCGGTGCCGCGAATGGCTCGCCACCCAAAGAGAGAATCAGCACTTGCCAAGTTCGGGTATAGGGCTGCCGCAGCTGCAACTGCCCCGCGGAGAACCAGGCCTGAGGGCTGGTGGTGTTCTCTCCTCCGTCATACAGCGCGTCCACGACCACGAAGGATTGCGCCTGGATCTCGGGAATCGAGATGTACTGGTCGAATTCGCCGTTGCCGGTCACCTGCATCATCTTCAGAGATCGCACCGTGGTGATGGTTGTATCGAGGGTAATGGCCCCGGACGCATCCCGCGTCCGGAGCCCGTAAAGATCAGCCATCAGGTAAGCCTCCCTACCGCCGTACGCTCGATGCCGTTGGCGTCATAGACGTACAGGCCGCCGTTGTTCAGGAGCGTGGAGCCGTTGCCGTCCTGACCGCGCACGGTAAAGGCACCTGTCACCAGGTTGATCTCAATGAGCGGCAGGCCTTGAGAGTTGACCGCCTGGGACCTCAGCGTCATTCCGAGGACCAGGTTCTGGATGAAGGCCTGATTGATCACTGCCTGGTTAATGAATACCTGACCGTTCGATACCACGAACGGAAGGGTCATCTGACCAGATGCCTCATCCACAATCGCGAAGCGCTGGGCATAGGCCAAGATTTCGGCTGTCTCACCATCACTGCCCAGAGCCAAGCCCGCCATTACCCGGCGTCCACCAGAGACGGTTTCAGCTTTGATGGTAGTCATTGCCGAAACCTTACCGTCAACTCCCGCAATGGTTTCGCTGACCTGCTGCACAGAGGCGCTGACATCACCCACTTGCGACTGGACCGTATCCACCCGCTTGCCCATGGCAACGCCATCCTCGATCCGAGCCGACTGCTCGGTCCAGACACCAACCAGGCTGCCGGTGGCACCAGCCAAACCGGTGCTGTCGCCCTCCATTTCCGGGTTCACCTGAACATACAGCCCATCCAAGCGGCTGGCCTGCGCGGTGATCGCCGTCCCTTGCTGGTTCACCGTGGTGTTCAGTTGGCTGATGGCCGTGGCCTGACCACTCACCGCCCGCGCGGAAGGGCCCGCTACGAACGGCGAGGGCGTGTTGCTCTCCCCCACCCGCTTCTCGATCATCACCGAATCGATGATGGCCGTGAGCCCGGAAACAGCGCTCATGTTGAAGTAGATGGTGATGCCGACCTTGGCGCTATCTGTGACGGTGACCGGGAAGGTCACGCGTGTCCGCGTCGTCGGCAGGGCAAGCGTGGGCCCATACCGATGCGTACCGTTGTACAGCGAGACACGCCCGTTGGTGGCAGCGCTGCACTGGATGTACATAGACACCAGGTACACGCCAGGCTCGATCCGCACGTTCCAGCCAGCCAGGTTGTTGGTCGGGCTCAGCATGAGGAAGCTATTGGTGCTGCTCCCAGCCAGGTAGCCGAAGCCGGAGTCAGCGTCCGGCACTGCCACGCCTTCTCGCGTCACACCACTGCCGACGGCCGTAGCCGGAAGCGTGGTAGAAGTCAGCCAGCTGTAGTCATCCGCCAGCAGGTTGGAGCCACTTCCCCCGATCCCGCTTATGGAGCTTTGCAGTTGAGTAACTGCTTGACCCTGCGAGCTCAGCGTGTTGCCCTGCTGTGTCACGGTACCCTGCAGGCTCTGCAGCGCAGTGTTGTCCGCCTTGCCCGCCACAGCGTTGTTCAGCTGGGTGATGGCAGATCCTTGGCTGGAGACCGTCCCCTCCGTCACCGAAACACGGGCGTCGACCGATTGCAGTGCGCTGGCCTGGGCATTGTCCTGACCGGCGCGCTTACGTGCAATTGGCGAGGACAGGAACACATCGGTGGCATCACCCACCGACACGCGGAAGGTCATCGCCATACGCACGCATCCAGCCGGCACGGTGGCCTGCCCAGTCAGCTTCGTCCAGGTTTGCGCAACGTTTGTGAGACGAACCCCATCGCCCGCTGCAACCACCCAGTTGTGACCGACGCTCGTGCCTTCGAGATCATAGAACTGAATCCACAACCCATGCTGACGCGCCACTGAGCTGTAGGCATACAGCTCGAAGTCATAGACCTCGCCGCCCGCAACAGAGATTTGCGAAGTCACCGCATTCTCGGGAGGCCGGACGTTGAGGGCGCTTTGAAAGCCCAGGTAGTTGTTGCCGGTAGACGTTGCCACGGGCCACTTCACCACCCGGGGCGACGGCGCCCCAGATGGGACCGAGGCGTCATTGCGCGCCAGCACGGCGAACGCTGGAGAGCCAGAGAACACCGGGCCATCTGCGAATGCCGGGTTGAACAGCAGGTTTTCAGCCGACAGAACGCCAACCGATGCCTTGATGTTGGTGATCTCGCTTCCTTGCGCCGTGATTGTCGATCCCTGCTGGGTGACCGTGTTGGTCAGTGCCTGGACCGTTGATGCGTCAGCCTTGGCGGCAACCTGGCTCAAAGCGCTTGCTGCAGCAGTGGCGGCGTCCGTTGCCACCTTGTCCGTCACCGCCACCCAGGCGCTGCCGCTCCACCGCTTGGGTGTGTTGGCGTTGCCCGTGGTATCGATCCAGAGGTTCTGCGCCAAGCGGTCAGCCGTGGCCGGCGTCGCGCTCTGGATGATCACTTTACCCTTGCCACCGGCCAAGTCCGAAGCTGCCTGCGCGGCCTGCTGCGCTGCAGTGACGTTCTGGTTGGTGGTGGAGAGGCTGTTGGTCAGGCCCGTGATTGCAGAGCCCTGGGAGGTCAACCCCAGCTCAGTCTGGCTCACCCGGGAATCAAGCTGCTGCGTGGCAGATGCAAGTGCCGCTTCGCCAGCCCCCTGCCTGGCGATTTTCAAGTTCGCGACCCACATCTTGAAGCCGACGACGGCAGGACCGTCAGGCACCACATACAACGAAATTTCGGTTGTCTGAGCTGGCACAGTCACTTGAACGCCAAGCTTCTGCCACCCACCATCAGCAGCCCTGTAGCCGAGGATTCGAACGTTGCCGCTGACGCTGGTAGCACCGTCGATCCAGTACGTGATAGCGATCTTGCCCGCGTTGGTCGTCGCATGTTCGCAGAACATCTGGCATTCCACGTTAAGGACTTCCCCCGGCGTCGCGGCGGTGCGCACGCTGCCGTTGGTGAACACCAGCGCCTGACCGCCCCATCCAGATACATCCCGCAACTTGGACATACAAAGCAGTCGATTCGCAGGTGCTGCAGCTGGTACACCCACATCCGTCTTGCTGAAATACTCCATCTTGAAGTCAGCGGTGCTGTTGTGGACCAAATCGCCGGTCGCGTTGAAGTCGGGGTTACGCAGCAGATTGTCCTGCGATGAGTTGCCAACCGATGTCTGGATGTTGGTAATCGCCTGCCCCTGGGCGGTCACCGTCTGCCCCTGCTGCGAAACTGTGTTGCTTAGTTGTTGCACAGTCGAGGCATCGGCTTTCGTCGCCACTTGGGACAGCGCACTGGCTGCCGCCGAAGCTGCATCCGTGGCCACCTTGTCGGTAACCGCCACCCATGCAGTTCCGCTCCAGCGTTTCGGCGTGTTAGCGCTGCCGGTTGTATCAATCCAGAGGTTCTGCGGCAGGCGATCCGCTACTGCCGGGACCGTGGCCTGATACATCACCTTACCCTTCCCACCCGCAAGATCGGACGCCGCCTGTGCTGCTTGTTGGGCAGCAGTGACGTTCTGATTGGTCGTGGTCAGGCTGTTTTGCAGGCCGGTCAGCGCAATCCCTTGCGAGGTCAGCCCCGTTTCCGTCTGCACCACCCGAGCATCGAGCTGGTTGACCGAGTTAGCCAAAGCACCGATCTGACCAGCACTGTTGCCAATGTTGAAGGTCGACGGGGTTGTGCCGGCACCGACCTGCTCCTCGAGCATGATGCGGTCTACCAGCACCGCTATCCCATCCTTCGGGTTGGGCGACGCAGATATGCAGACCACCATCCGGTCAGCTACGAAAGCAGTGCTGGTCAGGTCAAAAACGGCGCTGTACCGGCCCCACTGATCAGTAATGGCGACGTCCTGACCAGGTGCGAACCTCACGGCACCGTCGGCAGCAATAGTCCGCAGGCTGACCTGCATCTGCTTGGACCCAGAAGTACTTTTGGCGTCCCAAGCCAGGATGTACTTCTTGTTTTTGAGGGCAATATTTGCCCCCGAGTAGATATTGCTCGGCGCAAAGTACGTGGTGCCGGTACCGGAGGTCTGAAGCAAGCGCAGCACATAGCCGTTGAAACCGTGCGGATCAGCTTCAACCGTGGCAGCCTGGCCCCCGCCCATCACCAGAGCGGGTACTGCCGGGCCAAACACAGCGTATTCGGCTGGCACCAGGTTGGCCCCGTTGCCCGCGATATCGCCCACCGCTGCCTGCACATTAGTTAGCGCGGATCCCTGCGCTTCGATCTTGCCTTCAGCGCTGGTTACACGGGTACCCAAGTTGTTCACCGCAGTTGCATCGGCCTTGGTCTGAGCCACGGCCAGAGCGTTAGCGGCCGCAGCTGCCGCATCCGTGGCCACTTTGTCCGTTACCGCTACCCAGGCAGACCCACTCCAGCGCTTAGGCGTGTTGGCGCCGCCGGTGGTGTCGATCCACAGGTTTTGCGCGAGGCGGTCAAGCACCGCAGGGGTAGCTGTTTGCACGATCACCTTGCCCTTGCTGCCCGCCAGGTCGGATGCCGCCTGGGCAGCCTGCTGCGCGGCGGTGACGTTTTGGTTCGTAGTCGTCAGGCTGCTCTGCAGGGAGATGATCGACGAGCTCTGCGAGGTCAGGCCGGCCTCGTTCTGCGCGACCCGCGCATCCAGAGACTGCGTAGCAGACGCCAGCGCATTGGTCTGGGCGGCACGCTTGCGTACAGCCGGGGCGGCCATGTAAGCAACCAAGGCGTCGCCGGTAGACATGCGAACCGTCATCGCCATGCGCACGGCGCCGGCCGGGACCGTCACCATACCCGTCAGCTTCACCCACTGACCTGCGATGGTGGCAATGTTGAGGCCATCCCCGCCCTGCTGGACCCAGCCATGGGTAACAGAGGATCCGTCCAATGCGTAGTACTGCGCCCACAGGCCGAACTGCCTCACCTTCTCGCTGTGCAGCACCAGTTCGAAGTCGTAAACCTCGCCGGCCGCCACAGCGATCTGGGTCGCGTTGGAGCTCTCAGGAGGCCTGACGTTGAGGGCAGACGTAAATCCAACATAGGTGTTCCCCGTACTGGCGGGCACGTCCCACTTCACCACGCGCGCCGTGGGAGCCAGTGTCGGCACGCTGGAATCGTTTCGGTTCAGCACCAGAATGCCGGGCTGAGCGTTGACGCCGTTGCTACTGGAGAAAGATGGGTCCAGCAGCAGGTTCTCACCGGAGATGTTCCCGATGCTGGCCTGAATGTTCGTGAGGGCCTGGCCTTGGGCGGTGATCGTGCTGCCTTGCTGGGTCACCGTGTTGGACAGCGCGGTCACTGTTGAGGCGTCGGCCTTGGTCTGCGCCAGCGCGCTTGCTGCAGCAGCGGCAGCCGCCGCATCAGTGGCCACTTTATCGGTCACAGCCACCCAGGCACTACCGTTCCAGCGTTTCGGAGTGTTGGCGTTGCCGGTGGTGTCGATCCAGAGGTTCTGGGCCGCCCGATCAGCAACCGCCGGTGTGGTTGCCTGGAACAGCACCTTGCCTTTGCCGCCGGCCAGATCCGAAGCGGACTGGGCTGCCTGCTGGGCCGTCGTGACGTTCTGGTTGGTGGTGGTCAAGCTGTTGTTGAGGCCAGTGAGTGCCTGGCCTTGCGACGTGATGGTGTTGCCCTGCTGAGTCACGGTCGTGGACAGCGATTCAACAGCCGAGGCATCGGCTTTGGTCTGCGCGACCGACAATGCATTGGCCGCGGCGGCTGCCGCATCGGTCGCCACCTTGTCCGTCACCGCCACCCAGGCACTACCAGTCCACCGCTTGGGTGTGTTGGCGTTGCCTGTGGTATCGATCCAAAGGTTCTGCGCCAGTCGATCAGCGGCAGCCGGGGCAGCAGATTGCACGATCACTTTGCCCTTCCCGCCCGCCAGGGTGGACGCATCCTGCGCAGCCTGCTGGGCGGCCGACACGTTCTGGTTGGTCGTGACCAGACTGTTCTGCAGGCCGGTCATGGCCTGGCCTTGCGACGTAATTACGCCCTCGGCGTCAGTGACCCGGGTCGACAGATTGTTGACCACCGAGGCGTCGGCCTTTGTCTGCGCCACGGTCAGCGCGTTCGCTGCTGCCGCCGCTGCATCCGTCGCGACCTTGTCGGTGACCGCTACCCAGGCGGTGCCACTCCAGCGCTTTGGTGTGTTCGCGTTGCCGGTGGTGTCGATCCACAGGTTCTGCGGCAGGCGATCAGCCACAGCCGGCGCTGCAGCCTGGACAATGACCTTACCCTTGCCGCCCGCGAGGGTCGCCGCATCCTGCGCCGCTTGCTGAGCCGCCGTGACGTTCTGGTTGGTGGTGGTCAGGCTGGACTGCAAGCCGGTGAGCTGGGTGGCTTGCGAAGTGGTGGTGCCCTCCAGGTTGGTAACCTTGGTCTCCACGGTCTGAACGCGGGCAGCAAGCCCATTGGCCGACTGAACGACTTGACCGACATCCGTCCAGTAGCTGGTATTGGGCGGCGCGGTGTTTTTCGGTACCGCCTTCGATGCTTGATACAACTTGCCGTCCGTGCCCAACACGGTCTGGCCCGTTGTGTAGGTTTTGTCGGCGTTGTACGGCAGCGACTTGGCGATCTGGCTGACGCTGTCGATTTGGCCCTGCAGGTCTTGCGTGGCTTCGTCGAGGTCCTGTTGCACCTGCCGGGCTGCCTCGGCCACCTGGTCGATCGCTTGCTGAGCCTGTTGAGTAGCGGTGTCGAGGTTGGATTGAACCTGCGTGACCGCCTCGCCCAGTTGGTCGGTGATCTCGGTGACCTGCTCGTCCAGTTCTTCCAGACGGTTGTTGACCGACCCCGGGAGATCCGGTGGACCAGAGATGAGGGCGATCTCATCGCGCAGCGCTGGATACAGGGCACCGTTGCTGATTTTGTCCTTGAAGTACTCCTCATACTCGGACTGGTTGCTGCTGGCCTGGCCGTTAACGCCAGCGCCGGTTGGGTACCATGGTCCAACGTTCCCGCTGCGGTCGATCAGGCGCGCCCAGTAGAAGAACGACACACCAGCCGCTAGACCGTGAACTTCGTGCTCAGCTTGCGGATAAGCGAAGTCCCCCAGCTTGCTCGCCTCGTCGCGCTTGGTAGTTGTGCCCTGCCAAATCTCGGTGCGCTCAGTGTCCTCTGCGCCAGCCGGGAAGCCCCAGTTCAGTCGGGTGCCGAACACCAGCGGCGTGGTAGTGAGGAATGCAACTGCTGGCGGTAGACCTTCCTTACCCTTTAACTGGGTCAGCATGGAGTCGCGCCAGGTCGACGTGATATCGAACGAGCTCACAGCTCGCACACGCGCCAGGTAAGCCCCTGCATAGATACCCACCACATCGACAGACGCCGCGCCGGTACGTTGCACTCGAACCCAGTTGCCGTTGTCCTTGCGCCATTCCACGTCATAGGCGACTGCGCCCTGCACTGCTGGCCAGGAAATGGTCATGGTGTTCACGCCAATACCTTGATCCACGGCGTAGGACGAAGTCAGGGTAACGCTGGCCGGTGGCTGCACGGTCGTCACCGGGATGACACTGATCGGGCGCTCGTCCAGCTTGGCGCCGGTGTCGATGGCCGCAAACTTGCTCGGATTGAACTCGAGCGCGGTGATCTCGTAGTCACCTTCCTGGGTGCGCGTAGTCTTCAGCACCCGGAACAGCTGGACCGCCAGGTCTTCATAATCAATCGCCCACTGTAGTTCTGGCTCTGGCTGAACGCCATATGCGGTGGTCACCGTCACAGCGCGACCAGAAACCGACTGCACGGTACGCGCCTGGGCGGTCCCGTTCGGCAGGTTCAGGATCAGACGGTCGCCGGCCTTGATAGGCGTGTCACGATCCAGCGTCACGACGCGCCCGGCGGCTGCCGAGATCCGGCCACCATTCGGGCGGCCTGCCACGAGCTCATCCGCCACAGGAATGACGTAGCCAGGCAGCGGGATACGGCCTTCCATGCCAGTCTTGAAAGTGACGGTTCGATCTTGGCTGTTACTCAGTAGCGCCCACTTGCCGCGGCGCTGAGCCTCGGAGGCACGGGTGCAACCGATGGCCGAGATCTCGACCGGACGGTCCCGGTACCGGCGCTGGAGAGCGTTATCGGTGACCGGGATTACGTCGGTGTCGTAGTTGTTGGCCGGGTTGTCATAGCTCACCAAGGCGCGGCTGTAGTGCGTGTTGCGCTCGGCCCCACCGTAGACGAACTCGCCGTCGATGACGTTGGCCCGGGTAAAGACGTAGTCGATATCTTGGGCGCGCGGCATGTCCGCCTGCATGAACAGAGAGCCGTGAGCCCAGTACACCATGCCCCGGTAAATCGCCGAGAGGTCGCGCAGCAGCGTCCAGGCCTCAGCGCGGCCCTGCAGGTTCATGTCGCACATGAAACGCGGCTCCTGACCGCCCTGTCCATTCGGCACCAGCTGGTCGCAGTACTGGGCAATGCGGTACATCTCCCACTTGTCGACCATCCACGACTTGATGCGCTTACCTAGGCCGAAACGATCCTCGACGCACAGGCCGTAAGTCACAAAGGCCGGGTTGTTGGTCCAGGCCTGCTTGAAGGTGCCGTCCCATACGCCGGTA